ATCCATTGTTCATCGACACAGAAGGCTCAACATCGAACATGGATGTAGCACGTATGGATAAGCCTACATCATGGACAATGCTTATGAATCAAATTGCATTCGTCAAAGCGAACCCAACAGTTTGTAACACATTAGTCATCGATACAATCGATTGGGCTGAAACATTAGCAATCGAGAGTGTATGTGCTCAACACGGAAAGAAAGGCATCGAAGACTTCGGATATGGCAATGGATACACGTATGTAAGAGAAGAATTTGGAAGATTCTTAAACAAGCTTCAAGAATTAGTAGACATTGGTATCAACGTGGTATTGACAGCACACTCTCAACTTCGCAAGTTTGAACAGCCTGATGAAGATGGCGCTTATGATCGCTACGAATTAAAACTTGGTAAGAAGACGAGCTCACAAACTGCCCCAGTTGTAAAAGAATGGTGCGACTTACTTTTATTCTGTAATTACAAAACTGTGGTAATGACATCAGAAACTAAGAAGAAAAAAGCACAGGGTGGTAAACGTGTCATGTACACTACACACCATCCAGCGTGGGATGCTAAGAATCGACACGGACTCCCAGATGAGCTGCCAATGGAATATGCTGCAATTGCTCATATTTTTGAATCAAGTAAACCTAAGGCTGTTGAGACGGTAGCTCCTCAAAACGTGGGCGTTGGAAAAGTAGTAAGCGAACCACAAGTTGATGAGCAAGTTCCCTCAGTTGATGAAGTTATCCCAACAGGAACGAGTGGAGCAGAAACTCAAGGAGATCCGTTCCCTATTAAAGAACCAATCAATATACCAGACTCTATTCCAAACAGTCTTAAAGATTTAATGCTTCAAAATTCAGTAACTACTGAAGAACTACAAGCGATGGCATTTAGTCGCAAACACTTCCCAAAAGATACGCCGATTGAAAACTTCCCATCAGATTATTGGGACTTCATCGTTGCTCATTGGGACGAATCAATGCAAGTAATCACTCAAAATAGAAATTTATTTAAATAAGAAAGAGGTAAACAATTATGACAGAATACAACAACAACTTTGAACGTGAATTTGGATGGGATGATGTTATCCAACAAGACCAAGAATTCGTACTTCTACCAGAAGGACTATACGAGTTTACAGTAACAGGATTTGAACGAGCACGACACACTCCAAGTGGAAACGGAAAGCTTCCAGCGTGCAACAAAGCAATCGTATCGGTTGAAGTGGTAGCCCCTCAAGGGAAAGTAACAATGAAACACAATCTATTCTTACACAGCTCAACTGAAGGTATGTTATCAGCGTTCTTCGGAGCAATCGGACAAAAGAAAAAAGGTAGTCCACTTCAAATGAATTGGAACGCAATCACGGGAGCTCGTGGAGTGTGCAAAGTAGGTATTAGAACTTACAACGGGAACCAATACAACGAAATTAAATCAATGTATTATCCAGAAGATGTTAATTCAGATCATGTGTTGAATCGTACTCAACAACCAGTACAACAATTCCAACCAACTCAACAAGCACAACAACCAACTCAACAATGGACAGGTGGAGCGTTCTAATGGAGGGACATTGAATGGAATTACGAAAGTATCAAGAAGAGGCTCGTGAGTCTATTCAAAAAGAATGGGCAGAAGGTCGAAAAAAGACTCTTCTCGTTCTTCCAACAGGATGCGGAAAGACGATTGTATTTTCAAAAGTAATTGAGGACAGAGTGAGAATGGGCGAGAGAGTTCTCGTCCTCGCTCACCGTTCTGAGCTGCTAGACCAAGCGAGTGACAAGCTTCTCCAAGCGACAGGACTTCAAACATCGCTCGAGAAAGCAAGTTCCACAAGTCTTGGTTCATGGAATCGTGTGGTTGTAGGGTCCGTTCAAACCTTGCAGCAACCAAAGCGACTCGCAAACTTCGAGAAAGATCACTTCAATACAATTGTGGTGGATGAAGCTCATCATTGCATCTCAGATGGCTATCAACGTGTGCTCTCACACTTCGATAGTGCGAATGTGCTCGGTGTGACAGCTACTCCAGACAGAGGAGATATGCGTAATCTAGGGACATACTTCGACTCGCTAGCCTACGAATACACTCTGCCTAAAGCCATCAAAGAAGGCTATTTGAGCCCAATCAAAGCACTCACGATTCCGTTGAATCTCGACCTTTCAAGCGTATCGATGTCACAAGGTGACTTCAAAGCGAGTGATGTTGGGAATGCGTTGGACCCGTATCTCGAACAGATTGCAAACGAGATGATGGAACATTGCAAGGATAAGAAGACGGTCGTGTTCCTTCCATTAGTAAATACATCCAAGAAGTTCAGAGACATCTTGAACTCGAAAGGATTCAAAGCTGCGGAAGTGAATGGCGAATCCAAAGACAGAGCAGAAATCTTAGAAGATTTCGAAAACGATAAATACAACGTACTATGCAATTCGATGCTTCTTACTGAAGGATGGGATTGTCCATCGGTGGATTGCGTGGTCGTGCTTAGACCGACAAAGGTTCGCTCGCTCTATTCTCAAATGGTAGGGCGTGGAACTCGATTGTTCCCAGGTAAGACACATCTCTTGCTCCTCGACTTCTTATGGCATACAGAGAAGCACGAATTGTGTCGCCCAGCCCATCTCATTGCGGAGAACGAGGAAGTTGCAAAAGCGATGGTTGAACGTACTGAGGAGAACACAGGAGCAGAGTTTGAGCTTCTTGAATTAGAAGAGGTCGCAAAAGAAGATGTGACCGCACAACGAGAAGAAGCACTTGCGAAACAACTCGCTGAGATGCGAAAGAGAAAACGCAAGCTTGTGGATCCGTTACAGTTCGAGATGTCGATTCATGCCGAAGACCTTACAAGCTACGTACCATCATTTGGATGGGAGATGAGTCCTCCTTCAGACAAGCAGCTCCAAACATTAGAACGACTCGGAATCATGCCCGATGAGATTGGCAATGCTGGGAAGGCTCAGAAGATTCTTGACCGATTATCCAAACGACAATCGGAAGGTTTAACAACACCAAAACAAATCAGATTATTAGAACGATATGGATTCAGAAATGTAGGGATGTGGCAATTTGAAACAGCCTCAAAACTCATCAATCGCATTGCTGCGAATGGGTGGAGAGTCCCTCACACAATCGATGTCCATAGTTACAAAGGAGAGTGATTGAGTGGAAGAAAGCAACTTACTTGAATTATTAGAATACATCGACCCCTCAATTCTCAACTATCAAGAATGGGTGAACGTGGGAATGGCTCTCAAACATGAAGGCTATTCGGCATCAGATTGGGAGTCTTGGTCGGCTCGAGATTCGGGACGATATCATCCTGGAGAGTGTTTCAAAAAATGGGACTCATTCCAAGGTACAGGCTCACCAGTCACAGGAGGAACAATCTTCCACATGGCTGTAGAACATGGATTTGAGCCTTCGAGACTACATGATGATGGCCGAGGTGCTCTCGAGTGGGATTCATCGATTCAATATGATAATGACTATAAATTTGTTGATAAAGCGTGGATTGATGGTAAGGAATTCCACGAACCAAAGAATTGGAATCCAGTTCAAGAAATCATTCGATACTTAGACACGTTATTCCAATCAGATGACATAGTGGCATATTCAACACAATCTTACGCTAAGACGAACGCTGAGACTGGAGAGGTTGAGAAGTATCTTCCACATCGTGGAAATTACGACAGGACCGCAGGAAAGCTCATAGACGAGCTTGAACGATGCAATGGCGACATTGGTTCAGTTTTAGGCGATTACAACGAGAAGGCAGGAGCATGGGTCCGATTTAATCCCATGGATGGGCAAGGGGTCAAGAACGATAATGTCGTAAGTTATCGTTACGCTCTTGTGGAATCGGACAACATGGATTTAGAAAAGCAGAACGCAATCATGCGAGAGCTTGAACTTCCAATTGCAACACTCGTGTACAGCGGTGGCAAGTCCATCCATGCAATCGTTCGAATCGAAGCAGCAAACAAAGAAGAATACAAAAAACGTGTAGATTACCTATACAAGATTTGTAAAAAGAACGGACTCAATGTTGACGAACAAAACAAGAACCCTAGTCGATTGAGTCGTCTCCCAGGGTTCATTAGAGATGGAAAGAAGCAATTCATCATTGACACGAATATCGGACATAAGTCATGGGATGATTGGTATCAATACATTGAAGATTTGAACGATGAATTGCCAGATCCAGAAGGACTAAGCGAGACTTGGGACAATATGCCAGATCTTGCTCCCGAGCTTATCAAAGGTGTACTCAGACAAGGTCACAAGATGTTGATTGCGGGACCTTCGAAAGCTGGGAAGTCATTCGGGCTCATCAATATGTCGATTGCAATCGCTGAGGGCTCGAAGTGGTTCGGTTGGGAATGTACTCAAGGAAAGATTCTATATGTCAATCTCGAGCTTGATAGAGCCTCATGCTTGCACCGTTTCAAGGATGTATATGCAGCAATGGGCATCGAGCCTCGAAATGTATCTAATATCGATATATGGAACTTGCGTGGGAAGACAGTACCAATGGACAAGCTCGCACCTAAGCTCATCAGACGAGCCCACAAAAAAAGCTATATTGCGGTGATTATCGACCCAATATACAAAGTTCTAACAGGGGACGAAAATAGTGCGGATCAGATGGCTCACTTCACGAATCAGTTTGACAAGGTAGCGACTGAGCTAGGATGTTCAGTCATCTACTGTCACCACCACTCAAAAGGGGCACAAGGTGGCAAGAAATCAATGGACCGTGCAAGTGGCTCTGGTGTATTCGCTCGGGACCCCGATGCTCTTGTCGATTTAGTGGAATTAGAGCTCACGGATGAGATTATCCAACAACGATGCGACCAATTGGCTTGCGACATCTACAAGGATGCCATCAATCGCATGAATCGACCATATATGGAACAATACATCGGTTTAGACGATTTAAGAAGTCCATATCAAATGCGTAATCACTTCGAGAAAGCGGTCGTGAACATCCAAGATAGATGGCAAACGAACGAGCTCATCAATCGAGAAACAAGCAAGATTCAAACGATGTCAGCGTGGCGTGTGGATGGAACGCTTCGAGAGTTCGCTAAGTTCAAACCAAGAAATGTGTGGTTTAGTTATCCACTTCATATTGTGGATGAAACAGGAATCCTCGATGATATCGAATTGGATGATTCAAAAACACCACCGTGGAAAAAGAACTTTGATAAAAAGAAACAGGACAGAAAAGAAGAACGAAAAATCGCTTTCGACACAGCGTACTCAGTTCTAAATGATGGACTCGCTCCAGTCACTTCAGAGGCACTTTGTGAATATTTGGGCATATCTGAGAAGACTCTCAAGAGACGAATCAAGGAAATAAATGGGTATGAATTAGAGGGTGAGAATGTCGTTCTCAAAAAGTAAATTCGGAAAATATCCTATTTTTGGACAGGACAAACTCGAGGACAGACATCGGGACAGACAGGACAAAACATCGACTTTGTCCGTGTCCACGAGATAAAAATGATGCACCTAAAAGGTGTACTTGGACAGGACAAACTCGGGACAAACTTCGACTTTGTCCAAGAACGGACAACCTATAACCCTAAGAGGGTGTAATTGGGGAATGTCCGAAGAATCGTCCATCGTCCATGATAGGAACAGAACAGGTGGGCTTTAGACTCCGCCCACCATGTCTGTCCTTTCTACCATGGACAAAAGCGAAAATAAAAAAAGAAAAGTCTGTGTGGAATTTCACAAACTTAATAAGGAGAAAAACATGGAACGTAAAAAATCAAAATTGTTGGAAGTCGGAAAAGAGATGCCACTCTTATATCACAGATTTCCAGATGAAGAATATGATCCAACTCAGTCTCAAGTGCTTGAATGGATTTCAAAACAACCCGAAATAATGGAATGGATTTTCGCTCAATTAAAATCAACAGGCTATATCGTCTATGACCCTCAATGGGAAGCCTGGAGAGGTGTTGGGAATCATGATTGAATTCTTCATTCCTATGGAAAAGATTCCAACGACTACTCATCAACAGAAGCAAGTCACTTGTAGGAATGGCAAACCTCATTTCTATGAGCCTCCCCAACTCATACAAGCTCGAGCGAAGTACATGGCACACTTCTCTCACTTCGCTCCTAAGAATCCTCTGCGTGGTTGTGTGAGGCTTACAATCAAATGGTGCTTCCCTTTAAAGGATGGAACATACAACGGACAATATAAAGGCACTAAACCAGATTTAGACAATATGGAGAAGTTGCTGCTTGATTGCCTTACTGATTTGGGATTCTGGGAAGACGACAACAAGGTCGCTTCAAAAATCTCAGAGAAGTTTTATGCAGACTTATCAGGAATATATATCAGATTGGAGGAGCTTGAATGAAATTCGATTATAGAAAGTTCATGAATGAAGTAGTCGATTGGATTGAAGCTCAAGAAGATGCTGCTCAACGATATGGTTTCGGTTCGGTTGAGTATTTTAATTGGGTTTTCGAATCGAGTGGAAAGCTATGTGATAAATATGAGAACCATCCATTCGCTCTCAGACAAATGAGAATGGTCTACGAACACATCGATGAAGCTGCTAAACAAATGAATTAAAGGAGTGATGCTCATGAACAATATAAAAATGTATGTCATTCGAGATGCTAAATATCCACAATGGTACTTACAGCATATAGAAGACTACTCAAGCATGATGGGATATCTTGCAAAGAATCATCCACGATATACGCATAAATTTACAACTGACATTAAACAAGCGATGCACTTTAAAACGCCAAATGAAGTTTTAGAGTTTATCAAAGCGCATGCTATTGAAGGGACTATCGTTAAAGACCCGTATCGAGAACGAATTAGCAAAACGGCTTTTAAGTATATGGGTGAGAATTACGGTGAAGCAATCACGTACATCCATGGGATGATTGAAGATTCGAGTGAGAAGATGTTAGCTGCTTCCAAAGCGTTAAAAGTGAATGCGAATACGTTGATTAAATTTATGAAAGACCCGTATTCAGTTGCAGCTCATATTCGAGATCGTATTGTAGAAAACTTGGTAAATCTAGAAAAGGCGGTGAAGTCAATTGGCTAAAATTGATTTTGAAAAATTAAAAGATGATGTTCACTACTTGATTGTGGCTCATTGCAAGTACAAAGACATGTCGATGTATGACAGAGCGTTGAAACAGTTCCAGGAAGATATCAACTACGGACAGTTAGAAGAGATGAGCTACAATGAACGATTCGCTTTCTTACTTGGATTTGAAACATCGTTGAAGGCGATTGAAACTATGACTTTAAAAGAAAGTGACAAGCTCAAGAATGCAGCTCGGAGATTAGATAAACCGATCGAGCAATGCGGACTAATGAGTGCTACATAGGAGGATAAATATGGATGATAAAAACGAAAGCGAAAAACTGATGGAAGAATTGAAACGAATCGGTGAAGGATTCAACAAGTTCATTGAATCAATAGGCGAAGCGTTGAATAAATTATTCTATCCAAAAGAAGATGAATGGGAGATGAAATGTCCGTATAAGATTGGAGATAATTATTGGATAATTTGTGACAGTGGGGAATTTGAAAAGGTAATTTGGAATGACTACAACCTCGACAAGGAAGTATTCATCGCAGGTAACGCCTTCCCAACTAAAGAAGAAGCCGAATTAGAAGCAAAACGCAGAAATCTACTAACACGATTCAGAGCATTCAGAAACGAATGCAATAGGGATTGGAAGCCTGATTGGAGTGAACAAGACTCAAAATACTTTTTATGTTATTCTCAAAAATTTGATATTTTGTCTACCAATGATATTCATATCTGCGAAAGATTTCACACATTCGGTTACTTCAAAACCGAATCCGATGCAAGAAAATCCATCAAGCTCTTCGGTGATGAGATTATCGAGCTGTTCGTGAAGAGTGAGGGGGGAGAAAATGAAAACAATCAACGAAATAAAAGACGATGAATTGGTCTTTAATGAACAAACTCATTCTCAGATAGAGGCGTATGATTTAAAACGTGATTGGAATTCGTTTAATGAAGATGAAAGAAGTGGTTGGAGAACCCTTAAAGAAAGAGAAAAAGCAAAAATATCTGCTGAATCTGTATTGGATTGGATATATGACAGCATGGACTCAGAAGGATATGAAGATATGTTTGTTTATTTATGGGACGACACGTCCGAAGAATTTAAGCAAAGATTACAAAAAATACTTGATGAAATTTCTGATTTTCCAAGTGCGATGATTTTAGATGTTGATGAAACTATCAATCCTTATGTGGATTTAGAGGAGGAATAATAATGGAATTAATCATATTTTTAAAAAATGGAGAAACTTTAAAATTTAGTAATGTGTCAAATGTAAGATTTAGCACGAACTTCTTTACGGTGTTGTGTTTTGACTATGTAAGTGCATCGAATCATAAAAAGAAAAGTGCAGCATTCAATTATGTGCATCTAGCAGGAGTATCATTCGAGGAGGAATTAGTAGATGTTGACAGTTTATTCAAAGCCTAAATGTATGCAATGCGAGATGACGAAGATGTGGTTGACTCAGAATAAAATACCCTTCGAGACAGTGGACACAGAATCAAATCCGGAAGCTTTGGAGTTATTGAGTCATTATGGATGGCAAACTCTTCCAGTCGTGGCTATCGATGACGAAATGAGCGACAATTCTAAATCCTGGAGCGGTTTCCAAATCGATAAGTTAGAAGCTCTATTGTGAGGTGAATAATGGACAGTAGAGGTTATTACGGAATATGTGCTGGAATTATTGAAAGAGCCGTTGATGATTACAAGATAGCCTTAAGATACTTACTTTCTAAAGGAATTGTAAAATCTGATTGGAATCTAAAAGAGAAACATTTTAGAAACAGGCACCATAGAGAAGCGTGGAATGTAAAAACGGATTGTGAGCGGTTCTTTCTTAGTCAGTATTTTGACTATTTATCGAATACAGAAGAATTCGGTTCAACCTTAATGAAACGGATTAGAGAGGATGTGAAAAATGGGAATTAAACATCAATTGAAGCAAATTCGCTTAATCGATTTGGAAATAAAAACAAAAATAGAAGAGTTAGATCGTTTGAATAATTCTTTCTTAAAATCTCCTTCTCTAAAAGAAGTGAATGTGCAAGAGTCGAAAGTAGGACTTAAAGACGATGCTTACGTCAAATTGATTAGCTTGAGTGAGTACATCGACCAAAGGGTGGATAACTTGATTGATTTGAAATATCAACTGATTAAAGCAATTGAACAATTGGACGATTCTAAAGAACGAACCATCATTTGGATGAAATACATTTCTTCTAAGAATTGGGATGAGATTGCTGAAGAATTGCAAATCTCTAAAACTACACTATTCATTCTTCATGATGAGGCAGTTAAGAAAATCGAAAGATGTACTAAAAAAGATGACTCTGTACCGAGTAGTACTAATGAATCTATGATATAGTTATGATGTGAAAAGATGTAAAAAGAGATATTCTTTTTTCTCATGGTTTAAACTTCTTTATTATTTTTTTCCTCTCAAGTCCTACAGCTTGAGGGGTTTTTGTATGCAATGAAATGAGGTGATGGAAAATGGGATGACCGAAAAACAACAGAAATTTGCCGATGAGTACATCATCAGCTTGAATGCTACTCAGGCTTATAAAAAGGCTTATCCAAACGTAAAACGAGATAAAGTTGCTCAAGTGAATGGAAGTCGCTTGCTATCAAAAGCTATCATAAAAGCATATATAGATGAACAACTAGAAAAGTTAAAGTCCGAACGTGTCGCAGACCAGCAAGAAGTGCTTGAGTTTTTAACGGCAGTCATGCGTGGTGAAATCACAGAGCCTTTATTGGTTCTTGACGGTGACGGATATCAAAAAGTCATGGATGCTAAACCGAATGTGTCCACGAGAAAGAGTGCAGCGGTTGACCTTGGCAAGCGTTACGGTTTGTTCGTGGATAGGCAAGAAATCACTCAAAAGAATATCGACATCAAAGTAGGGGATTGGGATGACGACGAAGACTAATCCGAAAATCAACATCATCATCGATCGTCCTAATCGTGTTTTTAATAAGCATATCTACGAACATCTATTTGACTACGACACCTTCACAGAGGTGCATTACGGAGGGGCTTCGTCTGGTAAAAGCCATGGAGTGTTTCAAAAGATAATTCTTAAAGCGCTCAAGTCATGGAACAAACCACGAAAAATATTAGTGCTGCGTAAGGTTGCTTCTACGGTACGTGACTCAGTGTTTGCGGATGTTCAAGCGACATTATCTTATTTTGGGATACTTAATTTGTGCAAGGTTAACATGAGTGCCTTTCGTATTGAATTGCCGAATGGGGCGGAGTTGATTTTCAAAGGGATGGATAACCCAGAGAAAATTAAGTCTATCAAAGGCATTTCCGACGTGGTAATGGAAGAAGCGTCTGAGTTTACCCTTGATGATTACACACAGCTAACGTTGCGTTTAAGGGATAAAGTGCATAAACAAAAACAAATCTATTTGATGTTTAACCCGGTATCCAAAGCTAACTGGGTATATAATGCTTTTTTCGTGAGGAGTCCTAAGAATACAGTGGTTTATCAAACGACGTATAGAGATAATCGTTTCTTGGACGACTTAACTAAAGAGAATATCGAGGAACTAGCCAACAGAAACGAAGCGTACTACAAGATTTACGCTTTAGGTGAGTTTGCGACATTAGACAAACTAGTTTTTCCAAAGTATGAGAAACGTTTGCTTAATAAAGACGACCTGGCGCATCTGCCGGCTTATTTCGGCCTTGACTATGGTTTTATCAATGACCCGTCAGCCTTGCTTCATGTAAGAATAGACGATGCTAACAAGCGCTTATACGCTGTTGAGGAGTTTGTAAAAAAAGGATTGACGAATGACAAGATAGCAGAAGCAATCAAGGTGCTTGGATATGCCAAAGAGCAGATACGAGCAGATAGCGCTGAAAAGAAATCTAATCAAGAATTGCGAAATCTTGGTATTCCTAGGGTTGTTGATGTGCAGAAAGGTCCTGGGTCAGTCATGCAAGGTATTCAGTATCTCTTACAGTACGATTGGATCGTTGATGAAAGATGTGTGAAGCTGATTGAAGAACTTGAAAATTACACTTGGAAGAAAGACAGAAAGACAAATGAGTACATCAATGAGCCAGTAGATAGCTATAACCACTGCATCGATGCGATTAGATACGCTTTGCAAGACAGAATATATAAATCAAACATCAAACTATTTAAAGGAGGTTTTTAAAAATTGGCAAAAGTTTTTGTTAATAAACGGAAAGTCATTACGACAACAAGCGATGTAGTGACTGAAGAAGTCGTTACTGAGGCGATTAGGCTTCACATGAGTAAGCTAGTTAAGAATTATGTTGAAAGCGAGGATATGTATCTCTCTCAGCACGAAGTTTTGAAAATGGCAAAAAAAGATAGCTGGAAACCCGACAATAGATTGGTGTTTAATTATGCGAAGTACATTGTCGATACGTTTACAGGCTATCAAATTGGTGTTCCAGTTAAAATCAAACATGAGGATGAGACTGTAAACGAGTTTGTCGCAGATTTTCGTAAAATCAACGACATGGAAGACTCAGAATTCGAACTTGCTAAGATGTCTAGCGTGTTTGGACATGCATTTATTTATGTGTATCAAGATGAAGATAAACGAACTAGAGCGACATACAATAGTCCGATTAATATGTTTATCGTCCATG